CACGGAACTTCCTTATATGTCGCATAAACATCACCGAAGCCTTCGCTTAGAGCGAGCGTCGGGCTAGGCCAGTTCTCCCAAGTATCGATAGTATATCCTTCTCCCTTGTAAGAAGTTATCTGGCTGTCTGTCGGAACGTATGGACTTACATTAACTCCTGTCTGATAACGCTCAGATGACCAGATGTTATAACCCTGATGGACGCTCGTATCCTCACGACGATATGTAATATATACACTATCGTAAGCAGGCTCGCTTGAATCTTCTGCCCATGCTGCATATAAGGTCTTCTGTTTTACTGCCTGATTGAAGGCATAAGCAGGAAGCCTCATCTGTGCTGCATCGCTGTCGTAATCACCGTTTTCATCAAGCGTCCAAGAACAGCGGTATCCTTCCCTACCTGGCATCGGAGGTCTGTTGTAGTCGATGTACTGAACATCAGGCCAGAACGGAACTTCCTGCGTATAGAACGTTGTATCAGAGTCGGTTTTGTAAACAATTCTGAATACATCAACATCCACGTTCTGAACTATTTCTGTATCTACAGATGCAGTCATATTTGTAGGATTGGTCTGCCAGCTGTTGAAGCGTATATGAGCCTGGTTTGCGATTGGCGGAACGGGTATCGGGTCTCCGACAGCCACGTGCCTCCACTCTTTCCAAGGAGAGTTAGGCTTCTCAGTGATTGATACGACCTCACGACCTCCGTTATGGACTTTGACAGAATACTTGCTCCACTTCTGGTTGTACCAAGAATATTCAATCTGAACAGTATCTGCACTTGTCCAAATCGGGAAGAAGTTGTAGTTCTGAGTCGTATGAGAAGTATCGACCGGCATACCCTGCCATCCAGTTACCTTTTCACCGTCCCGGTTAGGCATGTTCCAAGTATCAGGAGTCGTAATAGCGTCGTTATACGTATTTGTATATGACAGTATCACGTTACTTGAAGTCGTGCTTCCTTCATAGAAGTTGATAGTATATGTTCTGGTGCGAAGCACTGCATAAAGGTTAACACCGGAAGCGGTCAAGGTTAACGTGCCGCCGGGGTTCCACAGGTTATTGCCGTTATATGAGCCGGAAGGAGTCGTCTTTGAAGTGTTCGGAGAAGCGTAATCAGAGTCGATTGTCCAGTAATCCAGCGTATATGCAGCAGAGTCGTACTGAGAAGTCGTAGGAGTCATAAGCGTTACCGTATCACCCTGGATATGGGTATCATCAGTCGATACCAACTGCCCGTTGATATAGTAATTAATATCGGAAATGATACGCACGTAAGGCTTAGCGTTAACGTTCAGGTCTCCAGTGATAGAATACGGAAGAGTGATGCCTAAAGAAGCAAGATCCCAACCGTCAAAGCGGTAACCGCTTGGAACGTTGGTCGGCTCATGGCTCGACAGAATAGTGCCTAAATCATCACCGTAATATGCAAGGCTCCAGCCAATACTTGTACCGTTTGGGTCAAAGCACTTGATAGTATATTGAGACTGCTCGAAAGAAGCAGATACAGTAATATCGTTATCGGGCATAGTGCTCGGAAGAGTTCTCGACCAGCCCGTGAAGCTGTACCCCGGCTTAGTCGGGTTTGCAGGAGCGGTTACTGTATTTCCGTATTTGTAAGTCTGAGTCGTATATACCTGACCGTCAACATAATACGTAATCGTATGCTCGTTTGTTGTCCAAGATGCATATACCTTGGTATCACGGGGCGGCATTTTATTGTCGCTCGGGAAACCGACCCACTGATTAAACGTATATCCAGTCTTGGTCGGCTGGTTTGAAGGCGGAGTTACGGTTGTTCCGTAGTTCTGAGTTATCGTATAGAAGAGGTTCCGCTCATTATACGAGTCGTCATATGAAGGATAGAACCGTATAGAATAGGAGTTGATAGTGAACTCTGCATCTGCAATCACGTTCCCTGCCCACATCGTTACCTGAGGATAACCTCCTTTGGTATATACAACATTATTAGTGGAACGGTCGCGCATAACAGTGAAGGTATGACCGGTCTTGTGCGGCTGAGTGTTTCCATCACTGTAATATGCAGTTGGATAATTAGGATGCGATACAGTATATTTGTGAACGTATGCATTGTTGGTTCCGTAATATCCCCATCCAACATCTGTTAGCAGCCAGTAATTCTGAGTTGTATTAACGAACAGAGTTCCCTGGTCGTAATACTTTATGCTGTATGTTATCGGAGTATATTGTCCGATAATTTCAATGTTTCTGGCCGGCATAGTAGATGGAACGTTAACCCAACTTCCGGTCAAACCAGTCTTGGAAGGCAGAGTCGGAGGAACTATAGTGTCTCCGGTAGAATACCTCTGCACTGTCAGCTGTTCAGTTAACGGCCAGTCTGAATCGTTGGATACTGTATAACTGCCGACTGCCCAATAACTTTCGGTGCGCCATGTAATAGAATACTGGTCCCAAACGCTGAGCACTGTAGCACAGCCGTCAACTATTGTTCCGCTTTCGGTATCCCAACTTGTAAAGGTATGACCGTCCCAAGTCGGGTCTGTAGATGGATAGCTGACGATAGAGCGAGCGTAAGTCGTATTTTCGTGAGTTACCCAAGTATAACGGTCGGTACCTCCCTAATCAAATGATAGATACTCCCAGTAACGCTTGTAAGCATCGTATCTGCTAGTATATTTGATAAGCTGATACTCCAGTCCGAATCTTTCACCGGAAGAGTGGTTCGGTATTTCACGCATAAAGCGTACCATCGGTTCCGTGCGCTGAGTCGTATTTTGTACAAATACGGGGTCGGCAATGAAAGTGCGCTGCGTATAACCGCTCATAACGGTGCTGTAATCACTCCACTGAGGATATATAGAGTCGGTCGGGTAGTAAGCGTTAATATTATATATGTAGATATTTGCTTCCCTTAACTTCCATCCTCTGAAGAAATAACCTTCCTTGATTGGCATTTCAGCGGGCATATCTGCATCATATTTCTGAGTAAGCTGATACTCATAGACTGAATACTCCGGATAAGCATAGTTGTTAAAATATTTCACAGCACCCGTCTTTAACGTAGCACCGTTCGGAGTTTTATAAACAACGTTATACTTCGGAGTCTCCACGTAGTCAGGAACAAGTATCAAAGTATCCTGGTCGGGCATAATACCGTCTGACGGCCAGTTCTGCCACTGAGTGAAGTAATGGCCGTCCTTGACGAAATATGATACTTTGCCGCTCGCTTCGCCGTTCCAGAAGTATCTTGGAAAGGTGAAATGATGAGTGTCTTTGTTAATGTACATCCAATCCAGATTAATGGCTTCGCCTCTTCTAACTTGCTGAGTAATCTGATGAGCCGTAACATCGCTTGCCGTTCTGAAATATACAGTGGCATAGTCTCCGAGGAACTTGGCCAAAAACGTAACATCACTTGCCGGCATCCTGAACGAAGAAGTAACTTCGGCGCCGTTATAAGTCCAGTATTGGAAAGTCCAGTTTGTCTTGGCCGGGGAAGTTTCCGGCAAAGTAATTGCATCGCCTTCGTAATATACCTGGGTGGTGAAATGTACAGATGCACCTTCTTCAGTATCATAAAACAGTTTATACTTAGGATCCTCGATGAGCACGGCAGTAACGACAACATTGTGGTCGGGCATCACCAGCGGGTCAGGAAGCCCGCTCCATGAACTGAAAGTATAGTGCAGTTTGGTAGGACGCTCCGTAGGAACCACGATAGTATCGCCCTCATCATAGAAGTCGGTTCTCCATACAGTTTCTCCGACTTTATACTGGACGTAACTGCGGGTCTCGTAATCTGCATCGAAGATAATATCAGAATGCATCATAGGAGTGTTCTCCGGCTTGTCCCAACCGAAGATTACATAACCGTCATCAGGGTCGTCTGCTGGATACTTAATCGGGTCGCCGAACTTGTAACTCTGTCGAACATACTCTTCTTCTCCGGTCATAAAGATTGCATAGTGATACTCAGTGCTCGGGTTGGTTCCTTCATATACGTAACAGGTAACGATAATATCGTGATTAGGCCAGGTGCTGCCTGCACCCTGCCAGTCTGTGAAATAATACCCGTCAGGTATTTCGCCCGGAGAAGGAAGCACAACTTCTGCGCCTGTAGTAACTCGCTCAGTCCAGCTTCTTGTTATTCTGTCTCCGTTTGTCGGCACAGTGATAACCTTGAAGATTGCATCAACCTCTTGAGGAACATCATAAGGCTGCATCCACGAAGTTATCGTAATATCATTATCTGGCATTATCCAATTAGCCGGAGCATTTGTCCACTCTACGTGCCTCCATTCAATAGTAGCACTTGAATACTGCTTCCAATTATCTACAGTAGGCGGAGTTATCACGTCGCCGGCCTTGTAGTGCTTGTACCAGCGATATATGTAATATTTGTTATCACCGTCTTTTCTAGCGTAGAATGTTACCAGATGATAGCCTTCAATATGACTATTGTCGTCATCTTTTTTCATATCTGTATAGATATTGCAAAGTCCTTCTACTGTATGACCTATTGTTATTTCGGTTGTTCCTGGAGTCAGGTTATATCCATGAGCGATACCGGTTCCCATATAATTAGGATAATTAACCCGGTTCCAACCCGGTGATAGATAACCGTCTTTTGTCGGCAAATCGGTAATGAGCGTATGAGTAGAGCCTTCAGTAACATTTTCAATTGTACGGAAAATTTCATAATTTTCTCCCCAATGGGCATAATACTGAATCGTATATGTCTCATAAACTCTTTGCATCCACGAAGTGATAGTAATATCATTATCTGGCATTATATCATCTTCCGGCGCATTTGTCCATTCTACATGACGATACGTAATACCTTGCTGTACAAAATCAGGAACTTCTGGATACTCGATGATCTGTCCAGCCTGATAATGTTTCTGCTGCTTTCCTATAATATATTTGTTATCATTTCTCCAATAGAAAGTAACCAGATGATAACCGTCGATATGGGCATCGCCGTCGTCGAGTTTAAACTCTCCTCTAATTATAATTAAATCGTTCTCAGAGTGCGGTATCGTGATAGGAACAACATCTATATTGGCACCTACAGAGAAGCCGTTGTCCCTCATCCAGATAATCTGGTTCCATCCAGCAAATATATAATTTTCTCTTTGAGGTATCTGCTGAATCAAACTATATGACTGTCCTTCCTGTACGGTACCCGTATAGAAAGTAGTCCATTGTTCGTCCAGTTTCTCGCTCGCTTTTGTCTCGTATCTGATAGTATATGTTTCAGTTACGTGCTGGAACGTAGAGCGCACCGTAATATCTTGTGCCGGCATTTTCATATCCTCTGGCAGTCCAGTCCATTCTACATGACGATAAACATACGTCATATAGGTATAATCTTCCGGAGTAGGAGGAACTATAGTATCTCCAGCACTGTAGTGCTGATACCCGTATGTATGCCATGGATGTAACTCGTTCGGGTTCCACATCCATTCATATGTAACCTTATATTTTCCGGGGATGCTGTCTCCGCTGCTTTCTGGATAGAAATATCCACGTGCAAGCAAATCACCTCCTGGCATCGTGAAAGAATCGCCGTTGTGATATTCAACGTAAGAAGGTGGATTAAAAATCGCAATTTCCCACTGTCCGAAGATATAACCGCTTTTGGTCGGTATATCGTTTCGCACAGTATATGTGGAACCTTCTGTAACTGTATCAACAAACTCCGTAACTTCTGTGGCAGAAGTCAAATCAGAATGCACTTTTGATTTATACGTAACTGTATAAGTTCCGTTCTGATAAACGAAAGTCGATGATGCAGTCAAATCGTGTTCCGGCATTATCAAATCCTGAGGAAGCCCGTCCCAGTGGTCATGAACATACTGAGGACGCGCCGTAGATACCGGTGCTTCTGGTAATACGATAGTATCACCGGGGCGGTAATGTTGATAACAGTAATGGAACCACTCAGGTATATGGCCCTGATACAGTTTGTAACGATAATTGATACGGTACATGCCGGGTATATGGGTATCACCTTCTCCAGAATACCAGTAACCCCATATTTCAATATCATTGCCGGGCATCGTGAAAGTCTCGCCGTTGTGATAGTCTCTGGTGCTCCATTTGCCGTCGTACATATTATAGTCGCGGAAAGTCCACTCGCCAAATATATAATTGGTCAAAGTCGGAACATCAGTCGTGATTGTATACTGAGTTCCTTCCCGGCACTCTTCTTCCCGGAAAAGTTCCTGTGAGTTTGTTGTTAAATCACCGTTTTTCTTTGTATAATACCGAACTTTATAAACACTGCCTACATATACGTAAGTAGAATAAACTTCAATATCGTGGGCCGGCATCACCAGCGGGTCGGGAAGTCCCTCCCAGTGGTCGTGCTGATAGTTCGGGCGCATCGGGTTAACCGGCGGGTTCTGCCATGGAGTTATAGTGTCTCCCTCTTTGTACCACTGATACCCGATACTGAACCAGGGCGGTATATGACCCTGATAGAGCCGGTACTGGTAATGCACGAAGTAACGGCCGGGTATCCTGTCGGTTCCGTTTGCATCGTAAAACTCGCCGTCCACAATTACATCGCTGTAAGGCACTGTGAACTCAGTGCCGGCTGTATAGGCCTTGAAGCCCGACTCGGTCCAGAAAGTCTCAGTCTTCCACTCTCCGAACACGTATCCATCGAGCTGCGGGGTATAGTCGGCAGGTATAGTATATTTCGAGCCGGCATAAACATCATCTTCTCGGACAGTCGTCCATGCATCAGAAGTTATATCGCCGTGAATCTTCGTTCTGTAAATGATTTTTACCGCTTCTGCATCACGCACAAAGGTAGAATAAACCTCCAAATCCTCATCAGGCATTATCATATCCTGAGGCAGACCGTCCCAGTGGTCGTGATGGAAAGGCCGTGCACTGGTTGTCGGGTCTGGCGGCAAAGTAATCGTATCGCCAGGCTTGAAGTGCCGGTAACAGTAATGGAACCAAGCCGGTATATGGCCTGGATAGAGCCGATACTGGAAATGTATCTTACGATATCCGGCAATATCCTCTGCCGTATCATCGGCCCACAACTTACCCCAGATGAGCGTATCATCTGTTACGACAAAGGACTCTGGAACCAGCACCTTTCCGACTGCGTTCCACATGTACCAGCCGTCAAAGAGAAGAGTCGGGTGGGTCGGTGCAGCGATACGGGTATGAGTCTCGCCCCAAGGTACCATTTCCGTATAATATGTTTCTTTCACTCCCTCCTGACCGGGGTTGTACGTGGTCAACTCGTATTTTACCTCATACGACTTGTCGTGGGTGCCGTATCTGTGCCAGCTTGAGCCTATTTCAATATCATGGGCGGGCATCGTCTCTGGATACTCGTCCCAACCGTCAAACACCCATCCTTCAAGCGTTACTGAAGGTGGAGTTATAGTATCGCCATAGTTGTAAGTCTGAGTGGCAAGCGTATAGTTTATTGTCGGTGGATAAACGAACTTCCATCTTGCTGTAAACTGCTTCTTGTCTGGATTCTCGGGATCAGCCGGCACGAAGCCTTCCTGATAGAACCAGCCCCAGATAGTGATGTTCTCGGAAACAGTAGGCGGAACATCCTGCCAGCCCTGCCACTCATATCCCTGCCGCCCTGCGGGTGCAGCGATAGGACTGAACTGGCCGGGGAGCACCTTGACTGTCTGATATGTCTCTTCAGAAGTCGTGAGGTCAGTGTTAAAGATTTTCAGCTTATATGTTACGGTAAGTTTGCCTTCTCCGTCCAAATCACTGTCCTTGGCATAAACACCGTTGACGATAAGGTTGGATGCAGGCATTGTCTCCGGATAATACCCCCAGGCGAAAGTATATCCTTCTCTTTCCTCAGGAGTAAATTCCTCTGCCGTGGGTGGAGTTATAGTTGTTCCGGCCAGCAGCTGGTCTAGTTTGACCTGAGTGCTTTCTACTACCCAATAGAGTTTGTAGAGTGTCTCATGACCGGGCTCCGGCTCATCGCCGCCTCCGCTTTCATCCTTCTCGAAGATGCATTGAACGACGCAGTCGGTCAGGAAGCGGGTCGGCTTCTCATCCTCATATCCTTTGAAGATATAGCCGGAAAGTTTTATATTAGTTGGATAAACAACAGGCTCATTGAATTTGCCGGAAAGCAAGCCGACTTTCGTTGTGCCGTACATCAGCGTGATGATGATATAGTCCTCAGCAAGCCTGTCTGAGAAATATACAGTAAACTCATCTACGTTCAGCACTGAGCCGATTTTGAATTTGTCTGGAACAGCAAGCCCGTCCAGAAGAGTGGCTCCGTCAAGCTCGGCTTCCGGTAAAATCGACTGATAGTTGGTCGGGTAGTAACTGTATTTGTAAAAGTGGCTGTCAGAAGCGATTTCGGGAGTCGTTACGGCTCCGTCTGCGTTAACCTTGAGTGTTACCCTGCTCAGTTCAGCAAGCGGCATCTGCACTGTGGCAGTGCATTCATGCTCGCGGCTGTAGAGAACCAGCTCGCTCAAAAAACGGGTATATTGGGTGGCTCCGGGCTCATCGGAAACGAGTGCCGGCTCCCCGTCCACATAAGGTGCATATCGCACGTTCAGTCGGTCCTTCAGCGTATAGATATTGCCTCGGGTGGCGACTGTCTCTTCTCCGCCGGTAACAAGGATAAGGCCCTGGTACCAGTTCCCCTCGTGATAAAGAGCGGTATCGCTCATCTTGAGGTAGTCGGTAGGAGTCTGTTCGGTTATTTCATCACCGAGCACGTATTGATCGCCAATCCAAGTAACGTTGTAGAACTTGTCTCCGATTTTAACCGGAAGCTCGTGGGTGGCTTCGTCAAAGAGCATATAATACTCCGTGGTCTGTGCATTGCCGTCGGGAGTGATTACCTGCACGAACTGTACGGTAATCTGCTCATCATCGACTGTGATAACTGTAGGCTCAGTCAAACGAGTCTCCAGTTTATTGCCTGCTCTGTCCTCCAGAGAGCCCGTATGTACGAGTTTTTCACGAAAAACGGGCATAGTAGAAATAGTAACCTGTTGCATAGATTATTTATCGGTTGTTAACGTTCAGCGATTATATATTCATCACCCTTCGGGCGGAAGTAAGGCTTATTGAAAGTGCCTCCGGTATATGCCTCTGCGGGCGGCTCCTTTATATAAACGGTATCGTAGTCTCCGGCAGGGGACTGTATCAGCACGCTGTACATATCGCGGCTAGGTATATAAACATAAACCAAGTCTCCGGACATATCGACGACGATATAGTCGGTGGAGTTCCTGGTGCTCCCGTTCGGCAGCACCCATACGTAATATCTGCGGTATTCTCCGTTCTCATAAACGACAATATCGCTGAGCTGCTTCGGCAGCGTATTTCCGGGTATCTTCTCGTCTCCGTCCAGAGTTATCAGCACCTGACGCTCATTGCCTGAGCTGTCTGTGGTTGAATCATCCTGTACGACCCTGTAAACATCTGCTCCGGCCATGATAGGATACCAGTTAATCGTGTTACGGTTCTGGATATTTGCCCAGTGCCATATGTAAAAATTAATTCCCTCCTGGCGGAAGTGCAGATTGAAATACATCAGTATTATTTCCATCACTTCGTCGTGATGCTTCAGGTCGTCGAACTCTTCTCCCATAAAGAGACTGTCAAAAATACTTACATTGAAGATAGAGTCGGGTGCTGCTGAAGCATCCAGCCTGACTGAGCCGTCATAGTATAAAACCGAGCCCCGGCCGTGTTTGAGGTCGAGGTTCGGAAGAGAATCAAAAATGGAAGAAAGAATCGTTTTGAATGTTGTTGAATCTGCTGTCTGCTTCAGGGAAGCATACTCGCTTTCCCTCTCGATATTTCCGTACAGATGATACTGAAGAGTGGAGACTGCATCGTTTGCTGTAAGAGTCAGCTGGTCCCATTTCCGGTTATACGGCTGACTATATACGTCAGGCTCGAGGAAGCCGGCAAATACGCACTCATCCTCTTTCCACACGTTAACGATGATAGAGCGGCTGTTGTTGGCGAACAGCGAGTCCCCAAGATAATGTTTGACGAGAAGGTTAATCGTGCACGACTTCATGACCAATACATCGAAGGTCTGGCCGATAGAATACTCTACCGTGCACGGGTCACCCGTAAACTTTATATCATCATTTGCATCGTTCATCGAAGTCGTGGTCGATGAATCGTTATCAGTGAGGATGTAAATCGTTACATCCTCATCTGAAAATGTCTTAAAACTTCCAATATACAGCATATCAATGAATACCTATATCTTTTCCTAGTTTGCTCTTCTGTTTGCCTAAGTTACGAAGGCTTCCGTACAGGTCGGTTCCGCGTAATACGAAGTGCACATCACCGCCGATGCCGCCTATACCTGGTAACAGGCTGGAATTCAGCAAGTTAAACAGATTTGCCTGCTGTTGACCCGTAAGAATCATTTCGCCGGAATTAACCCTAACTAACTGTCTATCACCACTATACGAGTTACCGCCTACAATACCACCTGAGGCAAAGCCCGTAAGTGAGTGGACCTGAGCCACCATACTGGCCAACTGCGCCATCGCCATTGCACCGAATGCAATCCAGGCCCAAGGCCCCATGGTGCTTGCTTCTGATATTGCCTTTGATGCACCGAGTGCAAGATTGGCAAGAGACTGAGCGATTACTCCGGCCACTTCTAGCTCTGGAGTGTCAGAACTTTTTCCTATATCACCGAGTGCGGAACCGAAGTCGGAAAGTGCATCAGTGGCATCCTCCCAGTTCTGTGCACGCTTCTTGTCTTTTTTGTCGTTCTTTGCATTCTTCTGAGCGGCGCGGCCTAACTCTTCCTGTGCAGCAGTTGTCTCGTTAATCTTCTGCTTTATATCCTCGTAGGCTTCTGAGCCGGTATCACCTAACTCTTCGAGTTTGGCTTTCTCATCTTCCAGAATCTTCAGATACTGGTCGTTCATATCCATCTTCTTCTGGATGGCCGACAACTGAGCCTCATAGTCCTTTTCCGTTGGCGGCTTCTCGGTTGATGATATGGCCTTCTGGAAGGAACTTTGACCACCGCCCTGCATATTCTGCTCGGCCTGTGCCACTCGCTTTGTGGCGGCTTGCTGTGCCTTTTTGAGCGGATCATCTTTTAATCCTAACTCTATTTCCCTGGACTCGATGTCCTTCTTCAGTTTCTCTATTTCAGCCTTTACGTGGACTAAGTCCTCATCAGAAATATCAACAGAAAGTCTCAGTCCCTCTTCGAGTGCAGACTTGCGCTGCTGCATTGCTGCAAGCGAAGGCATTGCCGGGCCGGAAGAAGTCGGGTTAACGCCGTTGGCAGCCTGCTTCTTCAGAAGTTCAGCCTGCATTTCCTGTATAGTAAGAGAAAGGTCGGCCACTTGCTTGCGGGCCTCATCAGTATTAGCGTTAATCTGCAAGTTGTACCGCTGTAAAACGAGTCCAAGAATGGCACTCTGGAGTGCATCAATAGAGTCGGCTGCATCAGAAGTATCTGCATGTATTTCCAGTTTTTTCTGAGCGATTCTGTCAACCAACTGCTGATAGGCCTGAGTCATTTCCCTGAACTGGCTGGATTCAACATCGGGAACTGCGATACGGTTCAGGAGTTCGTCCTTCTTCTTGTACAGTGCTTCGAGCGAGTCCTCAGCCGGCTGCGTATCCATGTAGAGTTTATACTTCTTGTCAACGATGAGCTGATTCAGTTTGCGAAGAGCCTGTTCGTCGTAAGCAATTTTTACCGGGTCTTTCTCAGAAGCGGAGCGAATCCTTGCATATGTTTTATCATAAACCTGCTCAAGTTCGTGGAGTTCCAGTTTAGCCGGGTCAACGTCCATTCTGAACTCCAGCTGCTTCGTTGTTATTTCGACTGTCAGATCTGAAATTTCCTTACGGACTTCGTCGATTGTCTTTCCGGTCTTTTTATAAGTTTCGTTACGTATCGACTCATCGAGTTCCTGACGCTTTTTCTGAAGAGCTGGTATAGAACCGGGTAATGGCTCTTCTTTCTTGGTTGTTTTAGAAGTGGACTTTCCGCCTGAAGTGGTTTTTACTGGACCGGAGCCGGAACCTGTACCGGTGGTAATCAAAGAGCCAAGATTAAGCCGCTTCTGAGCGTTAACGACCTGGTTCATTTGCTTGGTAACGTAAGCAAGTTCGGAGTCGAGTTCCTTCTTGTTCAGAGAACGCTTTTCCTGATTAAGTTTCTTTTCTTTCTCGAGCTCGTATCTGTTCAGGGCATCAATCTGCTTCTGAGTGCTGATAGTTGTTGTACCGCCCCACGACAAGTTGTTGTAACGGAGCCCGGCTTTAGCCATAGTCTGGTTATCGACTTCGTCTCCCTTCTTCCAGACTCTTCGCTTAAACGTCTGTAACTCCTCGTCCTTTGTATAATACTTGTCATATGCAGCCATCATCTTCTGCTCCAGTGCCATGGCACGGGCGCGTAGTTGTAATGCCGCCACTACCTGGTTGGTGTTCCGCACAAATACGTTCTCTGCATCGACAACGTTTTTAACATTCAAGCCCAACTGCTTGAATGCAGATGCATTATCCTCGAGGAACTTCTGCTTCTCCTTTGCCGACTTCAGTTTGTTCCACTCATCCTTGAGTTTTATATACTGCATCCTCAGGTCGGCTGCTTTCTGTCCTACGGTTTCGTAATATTTTTTCGCGGCTTCTTGAGTCTTTTTCAACTCTTCCTGCTGCTTTGAAAGAGCCTCGTTCTCATCTTCAGTAGAAGTAATCCACCACGTAAGTGCTCCTATTGCTGCCGTAATCGCCGTTATGAGCCCGACAAACGGAAGCATATTAACTGCCACAGCAAGAGCCTTGGTAGCCACAGTCGCTGCCACTTCCGACGCTGTAAGAGTTCCGGTTGCTGCTGCTGCGATGAGCGATGCTGCTGATTTAGCCTTAAGAGCCACGTTATGAGCCAGCGTATAGAGTGCTGAGCCCCTCTGGACTGCATTATACAGTGAAATAACGGCATTCATCGTCAAAATCGCCTGTGATACCTGTTTCACGACTGATTCCAGTTTTTTCTGCTCCTTTTCGTTCATGCCTGTCATTGCAATCCATGCAGCAGTGCCGTCCCGAACTGCCTGCAAACCGGTTACAAAGCCGTCCAGAGAAGTCGTATCACTCGCCAGGTTTGCAATATCACGGTTAGTATCGCCAATGGCATCCTTTAAATTAGCAGCCTTGACTTTCGCCTCATCAAGTCGCTGTGCGAGGGCACGGCCAAAATCTGAGTTCTTGTCCTCGTTGGACAACTGGGCATAAGCCAGAGTAAGATTTTGCACTTCGGCAGTGGCCTCCCGGAGTGCTTTTTTGTAATTACCAGTCGATGCAATGGCAGAAGCCATCTTCTGCTCGAACTGTTCCACTGACGAAGCGGCCTCGTCGCCGGTCTTCGCCATTGATTTTATCGCTTGAGAGCCTTGCTGTGCACCCTGTTTTACTCCAGATGCATCCAGGCTCATCTCTTGAACTAATCTCGCGGCCATAATTAAGTTAAATTATCCTTTTTATTAGCCAAAAACTTGATAAAATCCACCAGAACAGGCTGATTTTCAGCGATATACTCGAAAAATTCGCTGTAATCGGGCTGCTCACCCATCGCCTGTGTTACTGCTGCGTAGAACAACAGTATAATATGGCTCAAATCGAGCGGGTTGAAGTTGTCCGACTTGGCAATTTGCTGGAAAATGAGCATTGTCCGGATAGTTATTTCAAGTTTCAGCTCGTTATTTTTGTATATTATTTTCATTGTTACTGTCCTGGTTCATTTTAGCGGTTAACATCTTCGAAATGGCCTGCATATCCTTTGCGTATCTTGCCATATCCTCAAGTTCCGCCTTCTGTCCTTCTTCGTCCCACGGAAGCGGGAAGAGTTCCTTCAGTTTAGGAGCCTTCTTCATGTGCGGAGCGACTGTGAAAAGCGAAATGAGTCTCGCAGTCTCCCAAAGCGGCCTGTTCGTGAACTTCAAGTTGTCTGCAATCATTTCTATTTCACTCAGGCGCATCTTCCACAGGAAATATTGTACGTCCACCACGTGGAACTCGAAGCAGAAGGCTCTGAAGTAGTAAGTGAAATACGGAGTATCGCTTACTTCAGTTTTTTCACCTTGCTCTTCTTCTTTGCCTCCGTGGGAACCTCTTTTTTTGTGGCCTGTCTCAACTCAGCCACCTTAGTTACGTAATCACTGTACCACTCTATGAAAGAGTAGAACTCTGTCGGGTGCTCATCCAGCCACTTCAGGAAGTCAGGATAGGCAATAAACCCGTCCTCCGTGCACGAAATGACCGTGCAGAAGAAGTAGATAATCCAGTCAGTTGTTGTCTGACCTGTAAAAGTTTTTTCCTGAATCTGCTCATAGAGCAGCTCTGTCGCAAAGTGGAACTTCATTTCCACATCTGTGTTGTTGATGTTGATGTTCATGTTTGTTAAACTGGTTTATTTTTACCTAATATTTATTAAACAAAGAGACCCGCCGATTGGCAGGTCTCAAAGTATCTGGACGAAAAAAGAGTTACTGTATCAGGCAGTAGGAACATACTTCTTAAGGTTGGCACCGCTGGGAGCAGTCTTTGACAGTGCAGAAGTCAGGTCGATAGTAATATCAATCGAAGCGACCTCGCCTGTGTTGGCTGTGATGTTCAGCGAAGTCAGCTTGCCGTTGGCATACTGTACATAGTCGCCGATTTCCCACTTCTCAGTCGTACCGTAGTTGGTAACAGGCTTCAGACCGTCAGCAGCAGAAGTACCGGAAGTGTCCTTCACGATTGCGAAAGCATAAGTTACGTCCTTAGCTTTATTTGACATATCAACTGCAATGTCGATGTTGTCTGTAGTAACGTAACAAGTGTTGGTAAATTGTCCGCTAATTTCAGTGATCTCCTTGTCTGGATGCAGGCCGTGGTCCTTTGAGCTGATAGAGTTAGAACTTGCGGTCTGACTCAAACCGGTGTTCTGCGTGTAACCGAAATACTTCCACTCAGTAGCACCTTCTGCGCCTTCAGTGGCGTAAAATAAATTGATAAGATTACCTTTAATATAGTTAGCCATAATTAAAAATAAAATTTGTTAATTTTCGTTATTTTTTAAGAGTCTCAACCTCAAACTTCAAAATCATCTCTTGGATGTATGCATTGTCTTGGAAGTCCTCCGTGATTGAATCGACGCTGATGAGCGGAATGGATATTTCCTCGTCTTTGTAAGAGCAAAATTCAAACAACTCCCTTACGTCGCTCATTATATTTATCGACTGCTCGTAATCGTCAGATACGACAACGATGGATACCTCCACGTTGTCAAAACTTCTGCCGTCGGGCAGCATAGAGTAATCAGGCTCGATTGCACCGTGCGCAAACGTAATGATTGGGAAGTTCGTAGGATTCAGGATCAGCGGAGCGATGTTCTTCTTCGGAACAACCGCTGTTATCTTGTCGCAGCCCTGGAGCCACTTCTTGATATATTTGTTGATATGTATTGCATTTAACATAGTTTAACTGATGAGTCCTTTCTCCTTCATATACGTATTTAGATAGAGCTTTATCCTTCCGGTTATATCGAAAGATTTTGCCCGTCTGTTCAGCCACAGGTGCGGGTCGATAGTTCCGTGCTTCTTGCGCTTTGCGCCGCCCTCAAAGAAGCGCAAGCGGAAAGAGCCGCTCTTGTCTCCCTTGTTGGTCGATTTGCCGCGCTGCCGAACACCCATTACATGCACCTTGCCATAAACTACATCGCCTCGCTTGCCGATACGCTTGGATATACGAAGGCCTTCAATCATCTTGTCGGCCCAACCCGATTTTGACGTTCTGAAAGCGGCAGGCCACTCAGATTTAATATCATCGCTTACCTCACGCTTCAGTTCCTTCTCTACGGAGCGAATTGCACGGACTTGCCACTTCTCGAACTGCCACCCGAAATATATCATTTCCAGATAATTGTCGGGTATATCGGTGCTCGACTCATAAACGACTGTCTGCTTGCCTGCCTTGGCGAAAAACTGTATCTTAGCCATATTACTTGTTAATCTTCTCGACTATTAAAGTCAAATGGTTTCGTGATGTCTCCGCCTGGCGGTTGATGTTCAGAATGCGCCATTCTGAGCCGTCGATGAGCAAGTGGTCTGTCTCTTCTACAGGTACATAGAACCGCAGTGTTACAGTGGCATTGATAGCGTAGAAAAACTCGTTGTTCTCTTCGTTCCGAGTTCCGGAGACTTGGGCAAAATTGCACTTGGTGTGATAAACTTCTTCCCACACCTCCTTGTCCTTGTAATCGCCCTCTTCAATCGTGGCGCGAAGGACTGTGCATTTCCGGTTAAAGAGTCCTGCTTTCATTTGCAATCACAGTGCTTAGTATAGTAACAAATGTACGGCTGAAGCAAGTAGTCCAATGTATGAGGAACGGGCATGGCATTGCCGAACGTGATTGTCTCGCGCTGTACATACCAGGTTCCTATCAACAGAAGAGCAGCCTGCAGAAGCGGTGCTTCGAGTTCGCCGTCCTCGATAAACGGGTCCAGCGGCTGGTCGATTTTCTTTTCAATAATTTTTACGGCAGCGTCAGCCAACTGGAGCAGATACAAGTCCTGTTCCTTAAAATCCTTGTCGATGTTCAGGTGTTCCTTGATTAAATCCAAATCGATGTATGCTGTCATAATATTACGATTAGAAATAATTTAACAAACGGGAAGCCTTCAAGCCTCCCGCTTGTTTAGTGTTTATCAACCGGGGTTGTTACTCTTAGGAGCCACAGTGGCGAGCTGAACAGCTTCGTCACGAACGACGAGCAGGTCAAACCAAGCATTCAGAGTGATGGCGACCTGTGCGGTGCGGGCCATTTCTACAGATGTACCGTCAACGGTAATCTCAGTGCCGCCCCACTGACCGAAGTAAAGATCGTCAAAATTAATCAGAGCGAACTCCTTGGGACCCATGTTCTGAGTGATGCTGTAAGGACGGCCGTCAATCTCGCTGCCTTCCATTACCATACGGCTATTTTTCCCTCCATATACGAAAGTTCCGCGAATGTTTGCCCAAGACTTGGGGTCCAGAACATACTCCATTTTGTCAAGATTATAGCAGTTCTCAACAGCCTCAGCCTCGAACTCGCAGAGCTCAGCAAAGTTGGTAACGTTCTTTGCGGTCTTGCCGTAGAAGATACCACCGGGCACCTTGCCAGCAGCAGCGTTCTTTGACAGATACGTAGCCTCGAGCTTCTGCTCCAGAGCCTCAATCAGAAGATTGCGGATTGTCTGCTCAGAATTCAGGGAATCCTGCATTAAGAATTGTTTTGACAAATAGATAGTGGCACTGATGCGGTGGGGGCTCATAGTATCGTGGTCGAACGAAGTCGTAGTCTCCTTGTTCTTGTCGACCTCACCCTCCCAAGCGCAGTCGAGTGCACTGATGCTGGGGATACGAACATCACCGCTCAAGCCTGAAAGTTTATGACACTTTCCAAGCACCTTGTTCTTGAACAGGGGAAGCAGCAAAGGCTCCCAAGTTTCCTTTACAACCTCATCGTGCTCATTTGTAATAGTAACGGTGCGGGTCTCGTTAGGCAGAGTGATGGCACCCTTGCCGACCTTAATACCTGCAGAGCGGAAGTCCTTGATACCTTCCTCAAGTACGGCAGAAGTAAGAGCGTCCTGCTCTTCGCCGAAAGCGGCTGCACGAACAGCCTTCAAAAGTGAAAAATTGTTTGTCATACTAATATTAGCTGATTTCTTTTCTTTTTCTTTTTTATCATCATCAGAAGGCTCATCCTCTTCAGGCTTCTGCTCTTCTTCTGGTTTTTCATCATCATTATTTATTTCCGGAGTAACTTCCTGTTTTTCATCTTCATTGTCAGATTTTTTCTCAGGGTCGTCTTCGGGTTCGGTCTGCTCTTCGGAAGGCTCCTCAGCGGGTTTCTCTTCCTCGGCAGGTGGCTCGTTTGCGGGAGCCTCTTCGGGTGCCGGGGCATCTTCCGCTGGAGCATCTTCAGCCGGTGCTTCCGGCTTTTCATCGGGCTTCTCTTCAGCCTTCTCTTCAATATCGGGAAGTTCGTTCTCGATTTCCTCGAGTTTATCGTCAGTGGCTTTGATTTTTTCCGACAAAGCAAGAAGTTCGTTCTTCTGCTCGTCAAAAAGCTTCTGCTCTTCTTCGTTAAACTCGCGGCACTCGTTACGGGCATCCTGAATCATATCCAGGAGAAAGCGTTTAATGCCGATGGCTTTTGTACGAATATTAGACATATATGTTATTTATTTCTTTTTCATAAACGGCCAATTTGCTCATGGCGTCCAGCACTTGCTTGGAGCGAACATCAGCAGTCGTGGCATCATAGGCAGGGTCATAAACGATTGATACGTCCCACAGGCGGTCAAATGCGCTTATTTCGCGGCACAGCTGACCCTCTTCGTTGTGATACCAACGCTCTGCACCTTCCTTTGGCAGGGTAAAACAGAATGAGCACTGAGAGTAGTCGCCTCGCTTCAAGAGTTCCACTGTATCGCGCCCTACGGTGGTATTAGGAGCCTCCGTCTCAAACTCGAGTCCTCTTGGAGTAACAGACAGCCGGAGCGAGCCTTTGCCGAACCTTGAGCGAGCCATCACTTTTGACGGGTCGTGGTCAAGGCAGAGCATCACGTCGCTTCGCTGGATGAGGTCGTCTGTGACTGCTTCCGGCAAAATGAGTTCACGGAAGCCTCCGAGATCCTTGCTCCAACTTCCGACAACCACTGCCAGCCCTCTGATAAGTCGTCCATCGCTTTCGATTTTCTCGACATTTCTGTATATTTTGTTCATTTTTATTCATTAGGTATATTTTCATCTTCGCTGCCAATCTTGGCCTTCGATGCATCACTGAATGCAATATGGAGTTCGTCTCCTGACTCTACCTCGCTGAGACCCAGTTCCTTACGTGCTTCGTTAACAGTCATAATACCTCCGCCAACGAGTGTTGACAGGTAAGAAGCGGTAGAAGCCTTATCAGTTCGGAGAAGGAACTCATCTTCGTCCATATCTACAATGAGCTCGTCATCGTCGTAAAAAAGTTTCCTGGTGAACTCGCTTTCAATCACTCTGATATAAGGCATCAAAGTATGCTGGAAGAACAACAGGTTCAGCTGCTCAAGGTTGTTATACGTTAACTTCTCGCCGCTCTGAATTAACTGGACGGGAACCCCGAAGAAGCGTGCCACCTCCTGCGTATTATATGTACGGCTTTCGAGCATTTGGCTGGATTTTGCATCGACACCCACTTGCTGGTAATCGACTCCGAGCGGCAGGAAGCGAAGTTTATCGCTCTTTGCTGATGCACGCCACTTGGCAGTTATTTCGTCCATTGCCTTCTGATTCAGGTTAACCTTGGCGGAAAGAACACCGTTAACGTTCATGCCTGAGTTGAAGAAGTCCTGCGCTGCCTTTTCCGTGGTTTTTGTCAAATCAAAAACATCTTTAGCAAAGTAACCGATAGGAACACCCACAACTCCATTCAATGAGTTCTTGGTTAAATGGATTATTTCTTCGGGTTTCACTTTTTTTGACAAACTGTCCAGGGTGATGATGTAGTATAAAGTATCGCGGTTATCATCATACTGGACTGATACTGCACTCGCCTTTACCCATCTGAGACTTGTTATGAGTCCACTCTCACCTCGTTTTATCTGGATATACCCGTTACCGTGGACGAGCATATCTGTTACAGCCTGCTTGATGATGTTGTACATGGACAATGTCTGGATGTTCTTGTCCCTGAATATACGCTGTAACGGGTGGTGTTTCACAACTTCCCGGTGGCCGTGCTCATCCTCCTTTACAACACGTAAAGGCATGGAAGCCACAGCGTTAGATATAAGCTCGATACAGGCATAAACAGCCGATAGAGTGCGGTAAGAGTAGGCTTGGGTTAACAGTGCCTGAAATGAAAGAGGCTCGGCAGATGCACAATTGCAGTTGGCATCTTCCTGCGCCCGCTTGAAGTCAGCCGGTGTTAACTCAATGTATTTCTTCTTGTTTCTGCTGAAAATTCCCATTAGCTGAATATTGGTTATTTTAGTATTTATTAACAAAGTCAAAACTCCAAACTAACAACTTCCGTGTTATTGAACAACTGCTCAAACAGGTGCGCACTCAGTGCTTCAATCATTGCGATTACAGGGTCAATTTTCTTTACAGGATTGTCCCCAGCCTTGACAGGCTTGCAGTTACTGTATGAGTCAAACTTCAGTTCGCAGTTAGAGAAGCACCAGCGTATCAGCGGAGTGGCATGGATGATGCACTGCTGATTGCGAACCTGGACTTCCAGTGCCTTGGTTCCTCTGTTAAAAGAACCTAAAGTTTGTGAAAAAGATTGAAGGATGTTGTCTCCGAAGTTTGCCACTGCCTGCTAAGTCCACGTTGTGGCATTCCACTCATCGTAAAATATTTTACAAATCGGGAAGTGATTGTTTATTTCCATCACGTCAGCTAATATTTCCTAATAGTTGACTGAGTTACCGCTGGTCATCTTCAAAATGCCCATTTTAATCCACGTATCATATAGATGAGCGTTCTCAGTATCGAGTGCAGCCTGCGGCACCCAGGCCCAGGCATAGAAGATGTATTTGTCTGGATAATACGCCCTGTAATCGTTAGGCGGGAAGCAGACAGCGACAGCAGTCAGGTCGTTAACTGCGGAAAGGTCCACTCCCATATAACAGTATTCACCTTCAAGTTGCTGGAGATCGACAGGCTGCATCACCGGGTCGAGAACCTCGGGCGGCATCCAGATATTTTTCGCAGTTACAAAAATGTCAAGGTTTTTGATTTTGAAGTCGGTCTGAGTCGGCATATTGGTCATAGCCTCCCGACAACGTTCCTGGAGGAAGCGCATCTGGACAATATCGCCCAACGACGGGTTGGCTTTTATCCAGTTATCGGGGTCGTCCCATTTGTCGTCAACATCCATTTCGAAGAGTGCGAAAAACTTGTTATCTGGATGTTCCAATTCCCCGGAAAGCATACGGTGGGCATTCTGCACTCTTTCGTAAAAAGGGAAGCCGTCCATCAGATAACCTCCAGATGATATTATCATTCTGAGTGGATTTAACTTTGATGCTTGGCCCGACGCGAGGACCTGGTACATATCGTCGTTCTTGGCGGCATGCATTTCATCTACGATGAATGCATCGGGGTTCAGTCCGTCGAGCGTGGAAGCCTCTCGGCTTACCGCCACTATCTGAGAATGAGTCAAAGTATAGATGGCTCTGTCCCTATATAACTGGAAATGCTTCTTTCCGCCTGTATCCAGCGAACGGGCATATCCGGCAATAAACTTGTAGCATATCTTTGACTGGTCTCTGGTGTTGGCTGCAAGGTACCCGGCATAATACGGAGACTTGCTGACTATCATGTCTGCAAGCAGTATGGCTGCTGAAAGAGCGGTCTTGGCATTCTTACGGCTGATAAAGAGGATTACTTCCTCAGTAACCCGCTTCTCGGGTTCGTCTTTGTAATAAAAACCGAATATGTTTGCGATGATCCATCTTTGGAACGGAAGCAGGATAAAAGGCTTGTTTGCGAAATGGCCCTCGAAGTGCTTCATGTGAGCGAACACTGCATCAATCTTGTCTAGTATATCTTCTCGGAACACTAAATCATCACGCTCCAGCCAATTCAAAAATCGCTGGCAGGACAACATGATATACTGGCCGGATTTTATTTTTCCGGCCACAACATCTTCCGCGTATTGGGTCCACTTATTCATACGATTCGATTTAAGGCCATTTAGAGGCTCTCTAAGAAGTTTTCTCCCCCGTCGCTTCCACTTGGTAAGCCCTTGATTTTTGACGCGGCCAGCGGGCTTATTCCGAAGTTTTTCACCAACTTGTCCATCTTGTCGGCAATCTGGAGCATCAGGGAGAAGAGTTGGTTAACCTGTGTAAACTCCGCTTTGCCGTTACTCTTTTTCACGATAATATCGTTTGACTGCCTGAACTCGTGGCTGCACTGCAAGTAACATAGGTACATATCATCTAATTGCCGGAGTTGTGCCACGAACTCAGCGGGAACTTTGCCGCCGTATTTCTGCTCGATTGATTTTTTCACGGCATTGATATATGCCCGGCATTCTTTCTCGCACTTCTTCAGTTCTTGTTGTGTTAACATATTTTTGGTGTTGCGTTTGATTTTTAGTATTTATTGACTCCCCCCTTCGAAAATTTTTCTCCGGTTTAGGAAGGAAAAATTTTTGACAGTGGAAAAATTGCATAAAAATTGCATAAAAATTGCATATAGTCTCAGGAAATGCCGTTTGTGCGTGAAGTTGACTTCAGGGCGCGAGGTCAGGGAGCCTTTACTCGCTCGAGGACCCCGGGGGGATATCCGGCTAAATCACGAAGCCGTCCTCATCGTAATCCACGTTTGCATCGTTAACGATATTGATGATGATATTGTTTTTGAAGTATTTTTCGAAAAGAGCATCCTTCCTTTCCTCGAGGTACCTAATCTGTTCTTCAGTTAATCTATGTCTGCGGTAATGGATGTTCGTATGAGTTTGGCTGGAAAGCGATATAAGGTTATCAGGGTCGAGCATTAACGACCACTGGAGTTCCGGTGTTGGCTGGTCAAAGAATTTAACGATATGATGGACGTGCTCTGCTGATACGACTTTGTGTTCGGTATCGAGAAGCAGTTGGTCGATTGGATGTTCCCTGAGCCACTGGTCCCGAACATTCTGCCACGCAGAAGAGCAGTACATCCTGTGCGATTTTTTCTGTTCTCTTCTCTTGCTGAAGATAAACTTCTTGGCAGTGGATGCTTTCCGTATTCTTTCGTGGTATGTTTTTAGGCTCGGAATCTGCATCACCGGTTTCGGTGGTTCATTGCACCACAGTGGATTTGTTATATTGTCGTTTTGAATCATAGAGTATTTAACCGGAAGAGCAGGTTGGCGGCATCGGGTGGAAGGAAATACGTAGATGAAAGTTGTTCATTCAAGTAACAGGAGAGTGTTTGCTTGATGAACAAAGTTGCTTGCTTTGACCCTGAGTCGGCGAAGGGTCAAAGTGGCGAATGCCACAACTTTAATCAAGCAAAAACTCGACTGAGTTATTTGTTCAAATTTACTTTAAATTTAAAATCTTAAAATAATATTAAGTTATACACTACTCGTAGAGTAGTATATAACTATAATAATTATTTTATTCTTATATTATTATTATATTTATAAATAAGAACGCGCGTGCGCGCGTGCGCACGCGTGAGACCAACCTTACTGAATGAGTAAAAAATAACTCCTCAGAAGGTTATTCTAAGGAGTCAAATAAAACTAGAATCTTTTATCAAAAACGATTAGATAAATTAAAAATTGCTCTATTATTTATACCAGAAAGAAGAATGTTATTCTAAAAATGCATATTTCTGGACTTTCCTAATCTTTCCTCATTTAGAACTTTGCATAAATAAAGAGTAACATTACTAGAATCGTGTTACGTAAAACGACAAATAAATTAAAAAGATGCAACAGATTAATGAAAATCTAGAATGGTGCTTAGCCATATTCAAGCACTTACTTACCAATCCTGATTTGGCAGAAAGATATTCTTTCCGTGCTGAATACTTCAAGTCCACAAAGAACGGAGAACGTATCTACAAAATGTACGGTGCAATGAGGAAACTGATGAGTGATCATCCTAAACTTCCTTACTCGAAGAACACTGCATATATTGCCTATTTTGAATACGTATCACCGGAACTCAGGGACGCTTTCTACTCCACCAATAACGTGGACAAATGCAAGATTGATGAAATGAACCGTACAAAGATGTCGATTGACGGTTTCATTGATGCTGTCGAGTTTGCATACAACACGCTTTCCGAGGACTTTATAGAGGATAAAATCGACGGCATCGTCAAACAGATGAGCGTATATTGCAAGCTGATGGAGTTCAATCAGGCCTATATGATATACGGTAACGACGACAACCTCGATGCAAACGGCTTCTATGAGAAGATGACTGAAATAGAGCAGAAGAGCAATGAGAAATATTCTGTCGGAGTTGGAACTTCCTCTATCTACGAGCCTTTTGACCCACGACTGCTCGTCAAGGTCAGCACTCAGATATATCCAACAAATATCAATGCACTGAACGACTATCTTACCGGAGGCTTCCGCAAGCAGACTTTGACAGGATTTTTGACAAAAACAGCCGGTGGTAAAACGACTCTTCTCGTATCACTCGCTGCCGATGCGATAAGGAAAGGCCAGAACGTCGTTTTTGTTAATCTGGAAATGAACAACCACGAAATATTCAGCAATATACTGTCGGCCACGACTCAGCACTCCTATAAGGATATTTTTAATAATTTGACAAATACGCTTCTGATGGATGAGGTGAGGAGTTCCTACAACACCAACGTTACTGGCGAGTTCCTGCTAATCAGTGATTCAGATGATGATGTAAGTTCCGTTAACTTCGACTGGCTGACCAAGCAGATTGAAGAGGGTGAAAGAAATGTACGGAAGCGCACAGGAAAAGAGGACTTCAAATACGACCTGATATTCATCGACTATCTGTACCTTATGGATTCAAAGAAGCGTATGAACCGTAACAGCAGAGCCGACCAGGAGTATCAGCAGAAAGTCGTGGAGTGCCACAAATGGGCACAGGAGAAAGAATACGCAGTGATTACCGTGTTCCAGGGAAATAGAGGTGCCGAGCAGAAACTGAACGACGGGTCCAAGATTGATTTGACCGATATGGGCGACAGTTACGCTGCTGCCCGTGATTTGGAGTATATGTTCGCAGTCGGAAGATACCGGAACATCATGGAAGGATATGACGGCATCACTCTGTACCCGCTCAAGACCCGCCATTACGACGGCGATTACGAGACTATCTATATGCCGTACAACTCGTTCAGGAGGGCATATGATACGATGAAAAGCGATATTATAGAACTCGAAGATGATGAGGAAGAGAAGCCTCAGGCCCACAAGTCAAGGCCTCCGTTCGACGTTACCAGATTTTTGCTGAACTACCCGGAAATACGGAACTTCCCAATCGGCACTATATACAACGCAATAAACGATATGAAAGAGTTCAAGCGGCTGAGCGGAAAGGATATAAGGCTGGTGTTCGACAGTCGTGGCTGGGTGGCAAAGTCTGCAAAGGACTTTGACAACCCCGACTACGATGCAATGAGAAAGAAGATATACGAAGCAGTTAATGAGTTCAGGAGCATTAACATCAACAAGCCGGGAAAGCCGGAAATAAACATAACAGGACAGAGTTTATTTGAAGTATGACGATGAAAGATTTTTACATAGAATATATGGAGCCAGTCCTCGGAGGCTTCAGTTACCGGAAGCAGTATTTCGATACAGCAGCAGACTGTGCTGCTTTCATCAAGATAAACGAGCATATCAAGTCATATGCAGTATATAACAGATACGGCTTTTTGACCAGCAGCCGAACATCGACCAGGGAGACTCTGGCAGATGATATATCTGCTGCCTATGAGAAGCAGTTCTACAGCATCGAAGAGCCTGAGGAAGTCGTTAGGCAGATCAGAACAATGATTGATAGGTAAGTATAATTAGTATGACGAAAGAAGAAATAGCAAACAAGGTACATCAGCCCAAGCCCGATGCAGACGTGATGCTGAGTCGGGACGGCTTCAATTACTGGTGCGGAGCGAGTGTTGACAAGGACGACCGGAACAACCGCCTCGATATATTCTTCTATGAGCTCACCACAAAGAAGATACTTACTTCGTGGAGAAGGGCCGAGTTTGACGGGTGGATGATTACGTGGCTTCCGCACAGTCAGGTGCTCAGAGGGCCTGAGGACAAGAAGGTCAAGGATGATATAAGGCGAAAGCTAAATATTGCATCAAGGGAGTGGCGAAAGCAGCAGAAGGATAAATAGCACGTTGATTGAAATATGTTTACAGCCATTGAAATGTAAAATCATTTGGTGCCGACCGTATATCGCGGTCGGTTTTTTGTGCACAAAAAATGAGTCTCGGTAAATTATCACGAAACCCGAGACTCAGACACAAAATCAAAAATCATTTCAAATTTTAATCTACAAATGCCAAAATTACGCTGTATTTATCTATTTGTACCCTGGAACGTTTGTAACGTCTATTTCTGCATCATCGATTAACTGAATTAGCCGGAAATGCCGGGCCTGACCGTAGAAGCGGAACTTCGCAGTTCGCTCCGAGTTGGAACTGTATATCGTTACGGTCTTGAATTCCCCGGATATTTCCAGTTCAATGGAGTTGATGGCTCCGTGCACCAGCCAGTATTTCTCTTCCTGACTCATACTTGAGACCGACTCGAGGAACTCAGCCTGAGTGATGATTGGACTTCTAGCTTCTCCACTTAATCGACTGAGCTCGTTCTGGAGTCTTGCCAGCTCTATCTGCATCTGCATTTCATCTTGCCGGATTTTACTCAGTTTGTCGTCTCTTTTTACTCTGTTGATGATGCCTTCCTCGTAGTTCTCAGCCACCCTGGACTTTCTCTCCGCGCACTTCTCTATCTTCTCGCTGAGTGCCTGTATCTTAATCGGGAGCAGCACCCGCTTCTTCTCATTGTCCTTGCGGAGTTCCTCTGCATCCTCTACTAAATCCAGGGACTTCCAGAGTGATGCAGTTGTAAGCACGATTGCATCCATTCTTCGTGCTGAAAGCCCGACTGAGTTCGGGCAGTATAAATCAGTGCCTTTTCTCTGGCAGTCGTGATATACGCAGTTATAAACGTGATTACTCCGGATAGTATAGGCACGACCGCACTCAGGACATCCTATGAGTCCTTCGCACAACGAGAACTTACGGTACTTGCGCTCCTTATACCTTGACTTTTTTACTTTCTGGCACTCATCGAAGGCTTCGTCCCCGACAACTGCACGGAGACTTTCACGACTCAGCATCAGTTTTATGTTCTGTGCAGAATAGTGGATTCCTAACGAGTCCAGCCATTGGCGGAGCCTGACGATGCTCCAGCCGTCCCTGTACCGGGTAAAAAGCCCGATGAGCAAGTGCACGGAGTCCTCCTTCGGGACCAGGATGTTCTCCTCGTTTAAGCGGAAGCCCAGAGGTATATGACCGCCGTTAAATCGGCCTAGTTTCCGGTTACGTTCCCGGCCGTTACGGAACCGCTCTTTCTTGAGCCTCATTTCCTGCTCGGCCATCATTGCGAACATCGAGAAAGCCATATTAGCCATTTCGTTCAGGGTGCCGTCAGGATTCAGCATATGTATATCGGGCTCGACTATACGTAACTGGATATGCCGTTCCAGTAAAAAATCACGAAGATTGAAGAGCGTTTTTTGGGAACGTGCCAATCGGCTTATTTCGAAGCCGTACACCGCGTTTATTTCGCTGTCCTTGCTGATATACTCCTTGAGGTCTGAAATGCCCATACGGGCCTCTTCTGAAAGCCGTAGGGCACTTTCTTTGTACGATATTAGAATCTGCTGCTCCGGAGGGTATCCTTCAGATGCAGCAAGGGCAGAAGTTCGGGACTCCTGCTCTTCTAAGTGCTGCTTGTCGGAACTTACTCTTGTAAAAATAATTGCCTTTTTCATCAGCCTATTTCTTCCTGTTCCTGTTCTTCTTTTAATTTAAGGTACATTTTAGATTTAGCAAAGTCATATAGACAGTCCAAGTGGTAGAAATCATCAGTTGGCACTTTGATAAAACTTTTATCGAAATCTAAATATGGCTCGTATTTTTCGCACGAAGCAACGAAATACTCGCCGGGTTTCAGCATAACGTCCATTTTACTATCATGAGAAACATCTTCTCTGCTTAAAATACCAAGCTCTAAGTCCATGACTTTGTCCCGACAATTTGTATCAGTCACATAAACAAACTCTGTAACAGGGAACCACGTTGTTTCTTTGCGAACATATACTTTGTCTAAATCGACAGCCATATTTAAATCTTTAAGAATGCTTTCGATGTCTGGAACCCTTGGGTATGTATAACCCTTTAGAAAAATATGCAAATAATAATTCATAACTTTATTGTTTAATTTGTCAAATTATTTGATAATTGCCTTTTCATGCTCTCATTTAAACATATCCATACATTCTAAGTTTCCTAAGTTTCCTAAGTTCTCCAGTCGGTTTGAATTTTGTTCCGTACTTCTTATCAATATCAGCAAGCCAATCTTCGATGTTACTGTTAAGATCTTCAAGTTCTCCATAGATACGACCGTATGCTTCATCGAACTTTTCCTGCCATTCTTGAGTGTCTGGATTTGGCCATTCTTCCCATTCTTCGAGTTCTTCGATGCTGTCGATGTCGATGCAATCATCGACTGGAATGCCCTTGATTGGTTTAAGACCAAGATTGTGCATTTTGAAAGCGAGCTCGCAAAGGCGACGCTTGATTCCAAAGCAATCGTTGACAGTCACTGAATCCATATTGGTATGCAACTCATGGCGAAGGGAACAAAGCTTCGTGATAGCGTCATACTGTTCTTCTGTTAAATGTTTCATAATTGTAAAATTATTTGATAATTGCCTTTTTTATTTCACTCTAGCAGTCTTCAAAAAATCCTTGATGATTGCATCTGCATCACCGAAGTATGCCAGTGCAGATGAAGCGATTGCATGCATCTGGAGTTCGTTAATGAACACGCTGGATGTCTTCAGGCAGTAATCGTCTCCGTCCATCTTTACCATAATAACTCCGGCGCACTCGCCAACACGTTCCATGAGGATGATGCGCTGATTAGCGTTCAGATGAGGAAGCCTGCAGAATGTTGATGCAACCAGCCTGATGATAGGAGTCCTTGAGTCATCTTCCAGATTGTGGACTGTATCACCGCCGCCCTGGTCCACAAAGTCGAAGAAAAAGCCAACAGAGTTCTTAACTGCTACAATGCCGTTCAACTCAGGAGTTCCTTCGTGGATCTCATAACCGTTTGCTGCAAAAGCCTCGCTTAATGCTTTCTTGAAGTTTTTTACTACTTCGTTAATGTTTGCCTGTGCCATAATTTTAATGCCCTTCCGGGACTTGGGTTTTATTTGTTGTTAATACTTAATCTTTAAAAATGTCTGCGGTTTCATCGGCGGTCTTCTCAGGTGGCTTCTGGAGCGGCGCAGACGCGCTCTCTAAAATATGAATAAAATATGAAACAGTAAATTTTAAAAAATTACATTATGAAAGTGATTTCTCTTAATCACACCGCAAAGATAGGCATTATATCATTACCCTGCAAGTTTTGGGGTTAAAAACTTAAGTTTGTTAGGTGTTTTTTGGTATACCAATAGCCGTGTTAACATCTGTTAGGAAAAATCTTTGGTATTTAAATCAAAAGTTTGAATTTTCAAGTTTCGGGTTTTGATACCAAAAAACCGCTTCTCTAAGTAGAAAAGCGGTCAAAAATAAATTTTCGCAAAATTGAATTTATAAGCTATGACATACTATTTATTTATAATGTACGCACGAAGAAAGAATGCCCCGGCAGTCGAGCCGAGGCAAACCAAAAATTATATATTGCGAATAAACGAAGAGTTGGTCGTCGTTAATCAGTAACGATGTAGAGCGTGGCAGCATCCTTGGTCTCGATGGCTGCATATTCTGCGCTGGTGCACTTCCTAATATGCATCACGCCGGCTCCTTCAACGTGGTTACTTGCATCGTTCTTCGTCTCGTAAGTGGCAGCGATAGTATCTGCATCCACGAAAGTGGAAATATCATCAGCCACCAGATAATTGCCCTTAGCCTGATAGGTGTTAGGCAGGTCGAGTGCAGCGATAGAACTGTTAATCTGAGTGGCCACGGCAGCAGCATCAACGAAAGTAGAAATATCGTTTGCCACCAAGTAAGAGCCTTTAGGCTGGTATTTCCCGGCTGCATCTGCATTGGCATCTTCTACGGCCTGTTCCTTTACAGTGTTAATCAGGGTGCTTAAATCACTGGCTGTGGTATAGTCGGCCAGGAAAGCCTTCATTTCGGCCCAAGTGTTAATCACGGTATCGGTCGAGCCGTCTGAGACGATGTCTGCAAGGGTGCTCTTCAAAGCGGTAATAGAGGCATCAGCAGCGACGAGCGATGCATCAACGGCAGCAATAGAAGCGTCGAGGTCATTCTTCAGCACGTAATTCTGAAGCTGGTCGGTTACGTCGATATTGTCGACCGCGGTATCAACATAGGATTCGGTCGCGTAACCTGTAAGGTCGATAAGCGGAGTTCCGCCAATATAAATCTGTTTATTCATTTGTAAAAATATTTAGTACTAAATTTTAGACTTAATCACTCAAAGTTTCTGTGATATTTATTATGAGTTGTTCCCAACCAAAAAGTAACTTTCGCCATCGTTTCCATAAAATTTTTCATTAACTAGGTCATACATACCAGGTTCGTTTTCGAAAGTTGCCGGAACCCAATGTCTTACTAGAACGTCATTTTCCCAAAATTTTACATAATATAGTTTAGGTATTATTTCTCTGTCGAGTTCTACACCTCTAGTTTCAATTTTGCCATTGTTGTTTAAGGCAAAAATCGTTATGGGACCAGGGAAAGTGACAGTAGATGGACTCCACGACCCTGATGTTATATCCTAATCATCTGAGTTTTTTACACTCCATCCAGTTTTTGAAATTTTGACTTTATAACCAGTTTGACTTCCGAACTACCCTCTTGAAAAGTTATACGCTTTGTCTGAAAAATTCACGCGCGATTGCAGGTTCGATGCATTCTGTGGGAAAAATATATGGATATGCCTTACGCCGTTTGACTGTCGCACTCCTAAAAAACTATATTGGTAATTCATAGCTTGACCGCTAATATATGCTTCGATAGCGGTATCCATAGAAGGCGTATAAAGTGTGTTAATATATGGAGCTGTAGATGTACCGTTTACCACCGTTCTTACATTCATTATATAGTCATAAAAAACCAAAGAAGATTCTTCGGGCCAAATCTACTCAGACCCTTTTTTGACTTTTTTGACTTCAGTAGAACCGAATTTTACTTTCTATGTATTTGCTAAATTTATTATCATATAATTACGTCAAAAAATATAAAGTTGATGGGTTAGGAGTGATATGTTCATAATCTGCTTCAGACATCACTACAAAGTTAGGAGTTATTGCATTAATAGATGCATCAATATGGGCTTTGTTGTAAGTATAGTTCTATACATCACCCATTTCGATAAAAGTAGAAATATCATCACTATCCAGAGTATTAAATTCAAGAGTCTGAACTCTGGTGCTAATATTATCAACCCCGGTGCTAATATTATCAACTCTGGTGCTAATATTATCAACTCTGGTGCTAATATCGTTTATACTTGCGTTAATATCAGTAGGGTCGAAACTAGAACCACCACCAGAAATAGCTGCAAAAGATGCATCAATATGGGCTTTGTTGTAAGTATATTTCTATACATCACCTATTTCGATAAAAGTAGAAATATCATCACTGTCCAGACTATTAAATTCAAGAGTCTGAACTCTACTGTTAATATTATCAACTCGGGTGCTAATATTGCTGATACTTGAGTTAATATGAGCCTTGTTGTAAGTATATTTCTATACATCACCTATTTCGATAAAAGTAGAAATATCATCACTGTCCAGAGAATTAAATTCAAGATACTTAACTCTAATAATAATATTATCGACTCGGGTGCTAATATCGCCGATACTTGCGTTAATATCAGTAGGATCAAATGGGTCTACGCTGTCTGAAATCGCTGCAAACGATGCGTCGATATGGGCTTTGTTGTAAGTATATTTCTTTACATCACCCATTTCGATAAAAGTAGAAATATCATCACTTACCAGACTATTAAATTCAAGAGTCTGAACTCTGGTGCTAATATCGCTGATACTTGCGTTAATATCGGTCGGGTCAAACGAGCCTCCGCCACCGCCGCTGGGGATTGCTGCAAACGATGCATCAATATGAGCCTTGTTATACGTATATGCATTCAAAGATGCATTCAGCTCCTCATATGATATGCCGCCGCCTGCTCCGCCGGAGCCGGTATTAGCGACTTCTGTTTCTCCTAAATAAACCTTATTCATCTTAAATTATGCAATACATTACGTTTTCTTCTTTCTCTTCCAAAGCGTCATACGCTTCCTGACTAAGGAACATCTTCCGCATAAACCGGCCGTTTGCCCACTCCTTGATGGCATCACGCATATAGTCCAGGTTTTCGTTGGTGGCATAGTTCTCAAGGACTTCTGCAAGATATGCCTTTGTAGTCAGGTCCATTTCCTCGAGCACCTCAGCGATACGCTGGTCGAGTTTGTCAAACTTCAGTCCCAACTCCTGAAGCTCGGCAATCTGCTCGCGGAGTTCCTTAATCAAAGGGGTATCAGGCTCCCGAGTTATCTGTATATCTATACGATTTTTCCTTACATTAACATCACAGCAGCTGATGTTTATTTCATTCTTATTGCGGCCGGTGCTAATGTTGGCTTCTTTGCACTTACACTTCATGATTGTCAGGTTCTTTCAATGTTTTTAAAAAATAGCCGGTGACTCGCTCAGCCAATGTATCGAACTTGCCGTCCTCGAAACCGGAGTCTGCAAGAGCGATGTGGAAACGGGCCTTCAGCGGGCCGTCTGTCAAATCCTCCAGCTTGCTCGCATCAACGTGCAGCACTCCCTCTTCGGTCAAGTCCTCTGCATCGAAAGAAATAACCTTAGAGCCGTCCGTGAAGAACTCGATTTGGAGCGCGTCGAGGTCGCTGGGTACCAGTGGAGTTCCTGTCTCTCCAGTGATGTTAACCACGTAGTACAGGTCGTCCTTCCCTTTGTAAATAGTTTTCATCTTCAGTTTGTCTCTTAAATTTTAGTATTTATCGGGTGATAAAAAACCGCTTCATCAAACGAAGAAGCGGCAAAAATCATTTCAATTCCAATAATGAATTCTAAAAACGCAAAGTATTTATCACCCTCAGAAAAGAGTGTTCGGTTTCGGTTCTTCTTTCTTCTTTTCCACATAGTCTTTTTCTTCTTCTATACGCTTCAGGCATACGTCATAATATTTCGGTTCGAGTTCGAAACCTATAAAGTTTCTTCCTTCTCGCATCGCAGCGATGGCTGTCGTGCCGCTCCCCATGCAGTTGTCGAGCACAATATCACCGGAGTTTGTATAAGTCCTAATCAAATATCTGATTAAATCGACAGGCTTCTGAGTTGGGTGCATATATTTTTTTACAGAATCTTTATTCTTGTAATATAATATGCTTCTATTATAATTTCCTATTTCAGTCGTCCATGTTTTTCCAGACCATTGCTTTACGGCTGTATCTGTAGTCGTAACAGAATGATGATATTTAACTTTCTTTAACTCTGTATTATGATATGTCGGGAACGCTTTGTAGAATACGCTTATTATCTCGTGAAACTTCAGTGGATTTTTCTTAGCCAATTGAAAGTTTCCAGGAACGTTCTTCTGCCAAATCCAATCGTATCTAAACTCTTTTATATTACTCATCCTTAAATAAGAAGAGAAAGGCTCGCTTCCGAACAAAATGATGGGTGCATTATCTTTCCTGAGTCTTTTATACTGCATCCAAAGTTTATCGAAAGGTATCACTGAATCCCATTTGCAAGCAGTCGTACCGTATGGCAAATCGCAGATAATACAGTCAATGGACTTGTCAGGTATCCTGTCCATCCCGACAAGGCAGTCCTCATTAAAAACTTTGTTGATTATTTCTTCCATGTTATATGTGTTTTTGTTTAATATTTATACCACAAAAAGAAACCGCCGAGTTTCACAACTGGGCGGCTCTGCATAAAACAATTAAAATTAAATAAACGTTATTATTCGAAGTACTTTTTAAAAATTTATATGAGTTCATTCTATTTATCAGAAGAGTTTATTGTCGGTTAACTCGATGTAATCTTTTTCTTCAGCGATACGCTGCTGCGTCATTTCGTAATATTTTTTGTCGAGTTCGAAGCCGATGTATTTCCGGCCTTCTCGCAAGGCAGCGATGGCTGTCGTGCCGCTCCCCATGCAGTTGTCGAGCACAATATCACCGGAGTTTGTATAAGTCCTGATAAGGTATCTGATTAAATCAACAGGCTTCTGAGTGGGGTGATAATATTTTGGTTGTTGGTTCCCCCAACCGTTGATACTTCCGAATTCTAGAACGCTGCTTGGATATGTATATCCATCATTAAAAGTTACATATCCATCATGACCGCCACACTTACCCATTACTCCACTTTGTGTTTTTCTTACTTCAGAATATAAGGTTTTCTTTGGAGGTTGGTTTGCATATACCATCTGAGGATTAAACGTAGGCAGCGAGCGGTAAAAAACAATAATATCTTCTGTCCAGTTCATGAACTGCTTCTTTGCGTTAAAAATATTAGTCGGTTTACTCTTCAGCCAAGTCAGCTTCTGACGATAATTTTTTACATTGCTCATCACGATAGCGGAAGTGAAAGGCTCGACTCCGAAGAGCAGGACAGCAGCATTATCTTTCACCACTCTGTTATATTGCTCCCACAGTTTATCAAAGGGTATAATGTTGTCCCAACCAAGATGCTTCAATTTGCCGTACGGCAAATCGCAGATGATGCAGTCGATGGACTTGTCAGGTATCCTGTCCATACCGACAAGGCAGTCCTCATTAAAAACTTTGTTGATTATTTCTTCCATTGTTTATAAAGTAAAATACATTCTAAAAATTATACCACTTTATAAACAGTTTTTCCACCTGACTTTTCCGCTCTGAGCACCTGTCTCCGGTTTCTCGGGCCGAATGATACGTGCACCCAGTCGTAACCGAACTCGTTGATTAACTGGTCAAAGGGAAGTTTCATTTCCAGAATCATATCGAAGAGTTCCTTATTATCCTCCCTGGAGTCGCTTACGCTTCGTATATCAACAGCCTGACCGATGGCGTGCTGGCTCGTAGAAGAGCCGCCCACGACCTTGTTCAGCTTCGGGCAGCGATAACCGCTAGTGATGATGATAGGACGGCCGTAGTGGATTCGTAGAGGCTCCAGAACATTGTCCACCAATGCCTGGATACAGTTCAGGACTTTCTCATCAGGAGTGTTGTCTATACCAAACCGGGTGGCCGTGGCACTCTTGATAAACTCGTCCAATGTAAAATGCTTACTCAGTCTCATCATCATCTTCCAATTCTTCTTTTTCTATTTCCTGCTGGTTTTTCATCATCCTTGAAAAATCACGACGCATCCGGTGGGTCTCAGCGGCGAAATAGCTGGTGATTCCGAACACGGACGCGGCATATACCAAACTCTGACCGAGGATTGTCAGAATACTTGCTTCGGAAAGGAAGAGGGGGACAAAAGCGGCTATTCCCGTCAAAGCCCAGCCTGCTGAGAAAGCCGCGCAAGCAGTGATGATTGCGAGCTTCTCCTTGATGTTGAGACCGGACCATTTTTCTTTTTCGTTTTTCATATCGTATTTATCCATGCACAAAAAAGCGGACTTTCCGAAAAGTCCGCCAAAGATAGAACTATATATAGAGACTCTTTTTCAAGAGTTCGGAAAGCCAGCCTGTATATATATTTTACTGCGTGTCTCTTCTCTGGAACCACCACCCGCCGCCGTAATACCAGAACTCATCTGCTGCATCTGAGTTGTAGAGTTCGCAGTATTCATTGCCGTTCCGGTTAGTATCCCAGATAGTCTGTTTAGAGTCGTAGCCGCCCCACGATGCAAGATCCTGAGTGCTTATATAAATACGCGGTCGGCACGGCCCGACTATACAGTTCTGAATCCTTACGCGCCAGCCGGGAGGAAGCGTATGGCTGATGCCCGTGGCGTTGTCGTACCAGCCGGTTTTAGGCAGCAGAATCCAGACTTCGTCGTCGTAGTCGTCAAAACTATACTCGCTTCTGCGATGGCCTTCAGTGATGATAATATCACCGTTAATATCTTCTGCATTCAAGAGACACGCCCATCTACTGTAACCACGGGTAGGAATGTTTACATATTGGTAATTGGCGTGCGTTATTTCAGTGAAAGGCATATAGTTGTTAACTCCGTACCACCCGATATAAGGCTGGAAAGTCCCGTCATTATTGGTTTTACCACCGGAAGGAACTCCGCGGAGAAGTCCTTTCTCAGTAAAACGATACTGTCCTCTTTCCTGGAAAGTTCCCTGCCTGATATAGATGCCCTCATTACTGATATGCATCACGCGGTCTGCATCCTGAGCCACGTACATGCCGTCCACTCCGAGAAGAGTCGTACGGCTTGCGTGATATGTATATTGGCAGCTGATGATACCGGAAGTTTCCGTGTTGTTATTGCCGATGGGTATATCAGTGCGGAACTCCAGCTGCACAGAATACTTTCCAGCCACATCAACCTTATACGAAAGGTTAGGATTTTTCACACTTACATTACCGACTGCATCGACAGTAACGGCCTTCTCAAGAGTCTGGACAAGATGGCCTGTACCGTCGTTGTCAGAACGTCGAATCTTAATCAGGAACTTTCCTGCTCCGGCAGGATAGTGGTGGTCATATGCAGTGCCGTCGTTTGCCTTTTTAAACGAAAGAACCCAGACGCTGATATTCTGGAACACGATAGTCGAGCCGGCAGGTATCAGTCCAATCTGGTTATCAGCGTTTGCGAAGTTATAGGAGTGCTCTTCGAAGTTGATGCCGGTCGCACTTGAAATATTTCCATATACTTTGGGGTCGAAGTCGTCCCACTTCCCGACAGAAGTCGATTTAATCTGGACAGCAGCACGGCCGTCGATATCATACATCGTCAGGCCGTTAACATCGGAAGCCGCTGCTGTCTCATCATCTGTTGTCTGGTCGTGCACTCCGAGCGCACCGTTGATAACAACCTTATCTGCATCCAGCGTAATAACTCCGGTTTCAATATCTATACCGGTGGTCTTGAGACCGTCACGAATCCGTAAATATATTTCATCGGCAGAGACCTTGAACATACCTTCCTTATCCTTCGGGCTGTAGTCGTAGCCGGAGCAGAACTGTCCCTCTTCAAGCTTGAGCATGGATATGGAAGCCCACCCCGTGCATCTGAGCACGAAGTTAATGGATGCTTCAGAGGAAAGTCCCTCCAAGGTTTTAAAACTCATCCAGTGCCGGTAGAAGCCGTTCAGTGCAGATTTTCTTCTGGAGTCGTTATCGTTCCATTCATACTTGGCATTAAGCGGAGCGAACTTCGTTCCAGACTCTTCGCCGTATTCCCATATCTTCGTATCTATATCTGCCACGGTCTGACTGAACTCAGTCGTGATGCCGGCTCCATCACTATTGGCATAGAATGAAATAGTATACCACTGGCCTCCCATCAACTTCCCTGCCACCGACTGAGCGATGCTAGAGCCAGGAGCCATATGCAGATAGCCGTAACCGGCCATTGCACCCGGAGCATTTGTCTGGACTGTACCGGTAACGGCCCACTTGTCGAGTGCAGTCTCATCTATGTGGAAGTTCGTTCCGTCCAGCAAATTGACAGAACCAGTTGTTCTGTCCACAACATCGACTTCAAAGCCGTCGATAGTCAGCTTCATCGTGGCGAGCTGTTCCCTAATTCCCCGGACAATATCATCCACGGTCTTTCCGCTCTCCACGAGCAGATCTCCCTGGATTTTATTCTTCTCGCGGCTGAAGTAAGTAACTGCCTTGCCGTCCAGCGAGAAGTCGTCGATATTGGCATACTGAGCGAAGCACGGAGCGTGCAGATTCAGGTCGATAGTGTTGTAAGCAGCCATCAGGATTGCAGCCTGTCTGTCAGGATTTTTCGAACCCAGAAGAGCACAGTTGTCACCGACCTTCGGTATCACTTCTCCCCACGACGGATCTTCCCACTCACCGTTCTCCGACTTCTTTATCTTTGCCACGACTTCCACCATATTGCAGAGACGGTCCTTGCGGCCGATAACCCTGCGGACGTTGTGGTCGGTGGCCACGACGAGAGTCCACCAGGAACGTGCATCGAGCAGGCTGTCAGGTGATACGTTGGCTGTATATGAAATAATCTGGTCCAGAGCCTTGAACTGGTTCTGAGTCTCCTGCCCGTCCTCATCCTGGCATATCTGATAGATACGTATCGTCTGCCAAGCATAGTCGGCTGTGCCGTCTCCGGTCAAATCGAGTCCCTGAGTGGACGTATAATTACTCCGGCCCTGTTCCCAATCATCAATCGTCATGGATGCAGCACTAAGGATTGTCTGGCCTCCCGCGTGCTCTATTTCATCAATCACCAAGTGGAAGAAATGGGCATTACCAGTTACCAGGAGATCCTTAGTGCGCACCTCTCCGCTATTGGTGATATTGTCTGAGTAAATGTTCTTTACAGTCAGGTCTCCGCCCAAGTCGATACCCTGGTCAAAATATGCCTTGCTGCTGAACACTATTTCACCGTTACCGTTATCATGTATTTCGTTAACGTCGATACGGTCTGCACTCAGTTTGCCCTTACCCAGGTCGATGTTACCGTTCTCGTATTTCTGGTTCATTTCACCTCCGACTTCGAAGGTCAAATCATTGTCGGCATGGATAGTCAAATCCTTGTTTGACCGGATGCCGTTCTCGTCGATAGTGATTACGGTCCCGTCTGCGAAACGTGCAGTAAACGTGCCGTTAACATCGTATGAGCCGTCAAAAGTCTGTCCCCATATTTTGCGCTCAGTGGCCAGCCGCTCGACCGCCCTTACAGCGGTAGTGGTGGTTTTACCAGAGCCCCCGCCTGAACCACTACCGCCCTGCTTGTCCTTGCTGAATGAGGTAATTCTTACATCTTGCATTACTATATATAATAAAAAACCGGTTTAAGGTATTTATTTTTACCCTAAACCGGCACAACTAAACACAACACAACAAAAGAGAAATAATGACTCAAATGCAACAGATCGTCATATTTCCTTACAAACCACAGTAATGTGGCCTGACTTCAGGTTGTAAGATTCAGATTGCGTATGGAACACTTTTCCTGTTAATGTGGGGAAAGTATAACACGTTGTCCAGGAGCGTTCCGGCTTCTGATATATTTCTGTCTCGACCAATATCTTTTTATCTTTGTACTCGTTCCAGTAATCCTTCAAGTAGAGTTCCTCAGGCTTTCCCTCGAAGCCCGTTACCACGTTTTTCACTGAGCGGAGTGCTTCCTTCCCGATGTACGGGGAGTTCTTTTTGACTGTCTGTTTGACGCCCTTCTCCTTGCACTCCTCGCTGGTCAAAGCCGTACATAGGTCAAACTCTATATCGTCCTTCTTCTCCGTATATTTTGCACCGAGGTCGTCGGTCATATAAACCAAGTCCTTATCATCGTTGATTAGAATGCCCGCTCCGTCGCTGGCTATTTCCACCTTGAAGTCGTTAATATAAATCATCGCAGTGTTCGCCAATACGTGATAGTAGTCGGTTCCCCAGCAGGTATGTTCCCAGAACCACCAGCCGTGGCTGTACCGGTAAATCTGGTTCCACGAAGTGTTAACCGGGCCGTCGATTGTTATCGTAACCTTTCCGCTCAGATTGTCAGATTTTTTGATAGGTATAGCAATGCCTTCGTAATCCTCAAGATGCATTTCGGGACTTACCTGATTGGCAATATCCTGCCAGTCTCCTCCGATGATATAGTCGTCGATGGCCGGGTTCGGGCCGACCCAAATAAAATTAGCGGGTCGGGTCTGTCCCTGATACGTAGTAGTCGGGCACTCTTCAAGCGTTCTCCAGTAATATGAGCAGGAGCCGTCGGAGTTCCACTTCTGGCAGGCATACTTGTCGCCCACCTGAATCGTCATCTGTATGACTGGATGCATGAAGATTTTATCATCCTGCTCTCCGTTCTGGCTGTATTCGTATTTGCACATGCCCATCTTCCATGCAGATAGAGGATAGAAGTTCTCCTGAGCTGACGTTCTTACAACTCCGTTGTCGTACCACTTGCACGTATAATATGCACCGTCCCCGTTCTTCTGGTCGTCCAGATGAATCGTCTGGTGCCAGTATTCTCGGAGCATCGCCAAACGGTCGTTATAATGATCGACTGCGTATTTCCAGTCTCTTCGTCCTGTCGTGATAGAACGGGAGCCTTTCTGAGCCCGAGGCTGCAAAAACATCTTGCCGGAAATGATGATATAGTTCGTGGTATCTGCATCGACAGGAGAAAGGTAACCTCCTGCATCAGTGCTGATAAACTCAGCCACCGGGGAGTTCGCCTTCAGCTGCGCTTCAGTCGGGCGGGCTCCCGACTCGGTATTATCCTCATTGCCGTTGACAGTGATACAGAGGCACTTCTTCATGTCAATTTTATTCTTAAGCGTATTGTCCTTCTGGTTCACTGCATTGGACTTTCCGACAGCAGCCAGGAAAGCCATCGACGGCATATCATAGAAAGTCTGGAACACTGCACCTGGGTTACGCAAAGCGAGCACGTAGTCGTCGGAGTTCAGCCACCACTTTGAAGAGCGGAACAACTGGACGTAGTGGTCGTAACTTTCCGAGCCTTCCCAAGTCGAGCCTTCTCCGCGCAGTTGGCGGGCCCACTCGTCATAGGCAGTCGAGCCTTCACCGAAAGCCACGTATTCAGTGGCCCACTTCTCCTTCCTGCCGTTGAACATCGGTATCATATTGTCGTCCTTGAGCGGGTCGTCCACGAGGTCGTCGAGGTCCTCGAGCTCGCAGGTCAGGATGAGCTGGTTATATACTTCCTCGGTGCTGATATTTGTATTTGAGCCGGCATACTGCTCCTTGGTCATATTGACCGTAACTGGATACTGAGCCACAATATCATCACGAGGGTCCGATGCATCCCCGCCGGGGGTATAGTCCCCGGTGGAGTCATCGTAGTTAATATAAATCAGACTGTCGTTGTCAAGTAATTTCAATGTTTTCTGTGCCATAATTAATCTCTGTACCAATAAATTCGGAAGGCTGTTTCGCCAGTACAAACCGGAAGTTCATTTGCGTTGTACCAAGTCTGTGTTACAACATCCTAGTAATAGTCTCCGTAATGTATATCCATATAATCTTCGGGCTTTTCGGGTGCCACTATCTGGTCTCCATTGCGGTAATACTGGGTTGCATACTTATAGTAGCCGCTTCCTGTATATTTCTCCCAATAAACCGGTATATCCGGCTGAGCCTCTTGCCACTGAGCCGTTACGACTAAGTCGTTTCCTGGCATTGTCGCCGGCAGTGAAGGACTCCATCCAGTGAAAGTATAACCGCTTCTGGTCGGGTCAGCAGGTGGAGTTATAGTATCACCGCTGTAGAGCCCGGTCTGAGTGGTATATACAGTATCTGCATCAATCTTGTATGTTATAGAATGAGCAGTGCGTTCTGTCCAAGATGCAATAACTGTAATATTATTTGACGGCATAGTTACAGGCAGGTCTGTCCATCCGGCAAAATCATAACCGCTTCTGGTCGGGTCGGCAGGTCGAACTATAGTATCCAGATAATGATATGTCTGAGTCGTATAGTCGGTCGATGCATCAATCTTGTAAGTTACGGTATAGTCGTTGAACGAGTAATATCCGACAACTTCAAGATTGCCTGTTACTGTATAACCGTTGTCGCGGTCCCAATAACTGAACGTGCAGCCGGTCTTAGCCGGAGCAGTCGGGTTAACGAGTTCCTGACCGTAATAATACTCATCGCTTGCAATCGTCTCATATGTAGAGTCGGGGTCAAACGGGTCTCGTTTTACTTTCCATACGACAACGCACGGAACTTCCTTATATGTCGCATAAACATCACCGAAGCCTTCGCTTAGAGCGAGCGTCGGGCTAGGCCAGTTCTCCCAAGTATCGATAGTATATCCTTCTCCCTTGTAAGAAGTTATCTGGCTGT